GGGGGCAGTACCCGCCGCCTCAAGATTAATTTTATATAAATAAGTTAAAGAGGACGTCTTTATGGCTTATTATGTATATAAAATTACAAATAAAATAAACAATAAATGGTACATAGGTAAACGCAAGCATATGTCACCGCTCAATGATTCTTACATGGGTAGTGGTAAATTAATTAAAGCTGCTATTATTAAATATGGTGTAGATAATTTTATTAAAGAAATATTACAAATTTTTGATACTAATGATGAAGCCGCTAATTTAGAGAAAACATTAGTAACAAAACAAGCTATCAATACTAATATGTCTTATAACATGCATGAAGGTGGACACGGAGGATTTGCGCATTTAAATGATGGCAGTAAAGCACATAAAGAGCGATCAAAAAAAGGTGCAATAAACTCTACAGGTAAATTACATCCAAATTGGGGTAAATCTTCGTTTGCTAAAGATGATCCAAGAACTATTGAAATGTCTAAAAAAGCAAATGAAAATAGGAAAAAAAATGGTCTTACTAATGAGCATAAAGAAAAAATAAAAATTGCTTCAATAAAAAGAGAAGAGCAAAGAAGATTAACAGGTTATTATCAGAAAATGTCGGCTGATAATTATTAGAAAATATACAAAATAGCTATGGACTCGGCTCTCGGATGCCGACATCTCCACCAATTTATACGGGGATGAAAGGGATCGACATGGTATGGAGTATTTTTTTAGACATCGTGTGCAAACTACGTTAACGTAAGATAAAACTAAATGCAAAAAAAGCACATAATGACAATATTAATTATTCCGCAATGAAAATTGCTGCTTAAAAGATAAGTCTGGGGTATGAGTTCCACCCTATCAAATAACGGACTCAATTTTCTTTTTAGCGTGTCGGGCTTTCATTGCTTCAGATATTTTTTTTGATCTTTCTGGATCTTTATAATTTTGTACGCCTGTTTTTCCTCGATTCCAACCACCAATGGAAGATTTGCCTTTATTAGTTCCTTTGCCATTTCCACCTACAGAGTTTTTCTTTACATTATAATATCTAACAGTACCATTTTTAACATTTTCTGATAATAATAATTCATTATCTTTTATCATATCTAAATATTTTTGTTCACATTCACGTAAATCATTAGTATCACTATACGTATATTCTAATACTCTAAATTTAAATGTATGTGGTCTTAATTTATAAGCTCTTTTCATAGGTTTATTTGAACAAATGTATTTGTCTTCAACTTTACCATAATGACCGCCAATATAATATAATTTTGCTTTGGTATCATACCAAATGTAAATATAACCAGTATACGATGAGGGATAAATAATCATGCTGTGTTCTCCTTTGTTGAGCATAGAGTCAGTGGATATTAGTAGTATCGCGACTGACACTTTATTTATAAAAAGGCAGCGTTATGAAAACTAAAGAACTCATCAATAAATTGTATGTCGCTGCTATTAAAGGTGACTCCCAAGAAGAGAAAAAGTTGTGGTTGAAGGTTCTTAAGAAAAGCCTTAAACACAAGAAAACTCACGCTGTCAAGTAATTGGTCACCTAGCTCAACTGGAAGAGCAAGAGATTTCTACTCTCTAGGTTAGGGGTTCGAGTCCCTTGGTGATCGCCATTTTTTGGAGGAAAGTATGGAAGATAATTATTCGGTAATGTGCCTTAAGAAAGCTGCTTTCGTTGATGAACTGAATAATTATCTAACACTACTTTCTCCTGATCCATCAAATGATGTCATTATCAAATATTTGCAATCACGTATTGCACAGCTTGATATTGCTATGAAAAAATATTAATAGGGGAGTAGCCAAGCGGTCAAGGCTCACTGCTCATAACAGTGCGATCGGGGGTTCAAATCCCTCCTCCCCTACCAATTTCACAAAGGATATATTATGAAGTTTGTTTTTGATTCTAACACGTTTAATTCTGAAATTGAAAAGATACGTAACCATGATGTAGATTATATTGATGCGATTACAACTTGGTGCGAGAAAAACAATCTTGATATTGAAGTGATTGCTAATATCATTAAGAAAGATCCAGTACTTAAATCTAAACTACAAGCTGATGCTGAAAATTTAAATTATTTGAAGGGTGGCGCGAAGCTGCCATTTTGAGGAGCGCAACATGCCATACGTAATTACAGATGTTTGGGTGGATGATCCAGATCTCGAAGACTTCGATGAGGATGAATTAATCAAAGAAATTGAAAGTCGTGGTTATAAAGTATTGAGTAATACTGGCAATAATGCGAATATTGGTGATCTTTACAACGATTATATGACTCTAAGCAAAGAATCATTTGATAAGAAGTTAAAGAAGTTTTTCCTTGAGACACTAGACGTATATGTGAGATGATGTCAGCATTTGAATGTTATAAAGAATATCTTGCACTGAAGAATCACTTCAGTAAACCATCTTATGATTATTTCAAATACAATGGTAAAAGTAAACTGTCTTATGACAAATTTGAAACTCGTAACGATAAATTGTTTTTTCAAAAACTAGCTAAACATCCAGATCCAAAAAACTTTCTTATTGCTAATTTAATTCAAAATGAAAAAGCATGGATTAAAGATATTGCATACAGCGAAGGTGCAAATAAGGTTTATCAGGAATGGTCCAAACGCATCCAGTCTTTAACTTATGTTATCAAAAATGATTTGGCTCATCTTTTTCCTGATTTTAACAGTAACTTTATTGCAACCACTGGCTCGCATCCTCACATTATTAAGTTGTATCTTAGTAATACTATATGCCTTGAAACTCTTATTGTTTTATCTGATTTGGTAAATTGTTTATCTTATTGGGATAAGAACATGGCGTATGATCCATTGTGGGAACAGTTATCAAATAAGATAAAGAAATACAAGCCATTTATTAATTACGATAAAGCAAAGATGTCTAAAACAGTGCTTGACTATTATGCTTGATTGTAGTAATATAAATAATGTTGAGCGTTATACGGCTCAATATAAGATCAATACTATTAATATTAACAATACGGAGAATACACATGAACTTTAATGAACTCAAGAAGAACTCAGGTCGTGCAGCACTCGATAAGCTCAATGCTGAATTGACAAAGCTCTCATCTAATCAAGGTAGCGATAAGAAGAACGATGATCGTTTTTGGTATCCTGCTGTTGACAAGGCTGGCAATGGTTATGCCGTTGTCCGTTTCCTCCCAGCACCGACTGGCGAAGATGTTCCTTTCATTCGTATGTTTGAACACGGTTTCAAGGGTCCAACAGGCTCTTGGTATATTGAAAACTCACTGACTACTATCGGTAAGACCGATCCCGTAGGTGAGCTCAATACGCAGCTTTGGAACTCTGGCATCGAATCAGATAAGGAAATTGCTCGTACTCAAAAGCGTAAGCTGAACTTTATTTCCAATATCTATGTTATTACGGATCAGCAAAATCCTGAGAACGAAGGTAAGGTATTCTTGTTCCGTTATGGCAAGAAGATCTGGGATAAGCTCAATGATCTTATGAATCCTCAGTTTCCTGGAGAAAAGCCAACTAACCCATTCGATCTTTGGGAAGGTGCTAATCTCAAGTTGAAGATTCGTAATGTCGATGGTTATCGTAATTACGACCGTTCTGAATTTTCAGCATCTGGTCCATTGTTTGATGATGATTCTGAAATGGAAGCAGTTTGGAAGAAAGAGCATTCACTTCAAGACTTCCTTGCTCCTTCTAACTTCAAGTCTTATGATGAATTGAAGGCGAAGCTGAACAAGGTTCTTGGTCTTGATAATTCTACACTCGGTAAGACTCCAGCCGCTGCACGTGCGACTGCTGCTTCTATCGATGAGGATGATGCACCTTGGAATGAGACTCCTGCTCCTACCATCAAGTCAAAGCCAGCACCAGTTATAGCCGCTGATGATGACGATGATGATAGCTTGGAGTTCTTTAATAAGCTAGCTGCTCGTGCTTGATTAAGCAGCTTGTGACATTAGAAGATCTCTAACGTCATGCTCAGCAGCACCAACAGGTCCATTAACCTTGCCAGCATCGGCAATTTTTGGATTTGATATTTGACCGACAACTGGTGGAGGTGTTGAGCCTCCACCACCATTATTGTTTAATGCATCGGTAAAGTTATTCTTACCACTATTATTTTCTAACATCGATGAAGTTTGGTTGACAGCCGCTCCGCTCTTTTGTGGGGCGGTCGCAACAGTTGCGTCGTTGCCAGTAAACATCTTTTTAAATTGTTCAACAAAACCAAGTCTTTTAGTTGCTTCTGATGGATCTTTTGGTCTTTCCCATTTAGAAGTAAACCAAGCAGAAGCTTCCTCTGGTGATTTAAAATTCATTCCTAAGAACATTTTAGAATCTTGTTCTGATAGGGCGTAATCGATTTGACCTTTCCAATTGTTCTGCCAGTCTTGACCAGCTGCAGAAACCATGGCTCTAAAACGTGAACCATGATGTTGGAATAAACCACCAGAAGTACCGTTGTCGCCAACAGCACCAGCATTGAAACTAGATTCAGCTTGAATATTAGCAAGCATACCAATAGCATGATTATCATCAAGACCTTTTGATTTTAGATAATCATATACTTCTTTACTCATAACTTTATTAACAGAAGATTTGTATTGGCCGATTGGAATCATTCCACCATTATCTGTTTTAAATGGTGTTTCTTTTCTTACTGAAGTACCAGCGCCAACGCCGCCACTGATGTTTGTATCACCAGTTGCATCAGTAGCGCCTATACCACGATTACGGAAATCGTCATTATAAATTGTTCCAGTATATTTGTTGTATGTTCCTGGAGTGTCAGAATTCATTTTCCATGGCATTATACCATCTATACCTG